AACCGTGCGAGTTTTGAGTGACAGTATCAACTATTGAACTACCAGAATCGCTTGCTGCTGCCCATGTTGGAACTCCAGATACAGTAGTAAGCACTTGACTGTTGGTACCAGCAGCTAATTTAGATACTGCAATAGCTGCGCCAGCTTTTATGTCGGCATTATCTATATTTGTGATCGTGTTGAGATCGGCATCGATTGTTTTATTTGTAAGAGTTTGATTAGTACCAGTTCCTACTACACTGTTACCTATACCAACACCATGCACATTCGAAGAATTACTTATATGAGCATCTATCTGAACATGTGTATTTGTTCCAATGTTAGTTAAAAGCGTATGATCTGTAATAACCGTTGCTGGTGTTGTCGCAACCCAACTGGTTCCATTCCAACTAGGAACTTGACCTGTGGTGGCAGAAGACTGTGTGATATCTGTTAATGTATGCGTGTGAGAGGTGTTTGCCTTACCACTTAGTCCAGTATCGACATACTGCTTTGTAGCAGCATGTAGATTACTAGTGGGAGTACCTGACAAAGTCAAAAGACCTGTCATTGTGTCGCCTGTTTTAGAAACCTTACCGTCTAACGCAGTTTGAGTTGCAGTTGAAATTGGTTTATTTAGATCAGACGTGTTATCTACATTGCCCAACCCTACATCTGACTTATCAAGTGTCACAGCTCCGGTCTTACCTGCAACAGAGGTAACTTCTGAAGGTGATATCTCTATATATGTGCTACCAGACCAACGATATGTTTTATTAGTATTAAGCGCAACATATATCTTGCCAGTTTCTCCAACTGTAGGAAATGATATTAAGTTTGCATATTCTTCAACATCATCTACATAACTTGGGAGTTGACTAGATGGGACCTTACCACCAATCAAATCAGCCTTATCAGCTAATGCCGTTGCAGTAGCCGTGCTTATGGGTTTATTTAGATCAGATGTGTTATCTACATTGCCCAACCCTACATCTGACTTAGTTAAAGTTACAGCTCCGGTCTTACCTGCAACAGAGGTAACAGCAGCTGCTGCCCATGTTGGAACTCCAGATACAGTAGTAAGCACTTGACTGTTGGTACCAGCAGCTAATTTAGATACTGCAATTGCGGCGCTGTTAGATATCTTTGCATCAGTAATTGCGCCAGCTACGATAGTCGCTACTGCTGATGCTGAGCCTGTCGCAGGTCCAGCCGTGATATCACCAGTAAGCTCATTGATAGCGTTTACAGTTACTGCACCAGTAGCACCGTTAACGGATAACACTATCGAAGTGTTATCAACTTTCTCCCAAATATCAGTCTGGCTATAGATTAACCAATCACCTACATCAAATGTAATATTTCCACTACCGAGATCCTGTGTTCCAGCAACGGACACTATATAGATATCACCAGGATCTGCTCCAATCATGCCATTCGTTAGAACGGGAGTGTTGGTAGAGGCATCCCAAGAACCATGATAGTTCATTGCTGTGGTATCAAGATAAAAATTATCGATTTTACCGGATGGATTTAATGGTGCGTAACCGTTAGCAACACCTTTATTAGCTAAATTCTCTGGAGTAAATCCTAATGCATCTTGCTTACCATTCCAGTATGTCTTCTCGGTATCTGTAACAAATCTATAATTTGCAGATAAATCAACATCAGTTGGATTCAGTTTAGCGTTAGCATTAAGTTCAGCGTAGCCATTAGCAGCACCTTTGTTTACGATATCCTCTTTATTGTTCCAATATACTTTCTCAGAGTCACTTACTGAAGCATAACTAGAATTCCAACCTATATTTGCTGGATTTGTGGCATCTATATTAGGAACATTCTCTAATCCAACTTTACTTTTAGGTAATGAAGGGATATCGTTATCTATAAGCGATCTGAAAGTAGGTTGTGACGGTGAACCAGTAGTAGGACCAGCATAAACTGTATTTGCTGATTCGTTAGGTTTATTGACAGTTAATTCGTTGCCTATAATGCTCAACGAATCAGTATCTATATTTATCTTTAAACCATTAGCATCTGTGATTAGGCCAGAGTTTAATGGTTTTTTTATTGTTAACATATCTGATGATATGTCTAATCCGCCGTTAACATCAACTTTAACATCTAGCTTGTTATTGTCATAAGCTAAAGCATCACCCGCAATTAAGAATGAAGATGGATCAACGATAGATTGAGTTAAATTAATAGATGGAGGCGACTCACCTGGACGCTCATGTATAAGATTTCCATCGACATCTACCCATAGACCATTTTGATCAATAGGTAGTGGGTTTGTAATTTCTGGCGTAAAGGTGATACCTTTAGGGTCTATCACGCCTGTAATATCTACATCACCGTTTACTTGTAATAATTTACTACCGACAGGTCCGTTAATCACTACAGGTGTTCCACTAACAGTGTTTATGATATTTCCTACATCGTAAGCACTTTGAAGAGAAGCAGTTGATCCAGAAGATCCAGATATGAAATAAACCGCAGAGTTTCCGTCTAAGCGGAACGTTACAACATCACCTACTACTAAATCAAAATCAATTCTAATTTGACTACTTAATGCTCCAGGTAGTCCAACTTCAGTATAATCAGAGTTTTCTACAAGCCGTTGACCGTTTAAGAACACTTGAAGTTGACCCGATCTTACAACGTAAGATTGAACTGAATCGGCTTCTCTAGAGTCAAACGGTAACGTTAAAGTAACTGGAGCTATTGCTGGTGCACCAAACTCACGTGAGTTGGTTGGCGATGTTACACCAACTTTACTTTCTTCATATATATTGCCAGCAGGATTAAAATGATGGTGCTTTATTAATGTGTCACTTCTAACAGAGTAAAGAACTACCACATCTTGATCTGTTGGAACACTAGAGTTTGCCGTTACATATAAAGCACCAGCAGTATCAGTATCTTGATACGTTGGAGAGGTACTTATAACGGTAAAAGTTTTAGCCGTGGATCTATTAATTCTAATCCAAACACTTTGATTATCATTTACTGTTCTATCTAAACTTGATAAAGCGTTTATAGCTGACGTGTTAATAACGTTATCTGGACTGCCAGGAATAAGAATGCTTATATTACCTGCACTTGAATTATAAGAAAAAACGTTATTGACGTTGTCGTATGTAACTCCAGCAGTATCTTGTATGGTTATATTTTTGTTTTGACTTGTTTCATAATCATTAGCGGTCCATGATGATGAGTTTTTTATCTCATGACCATCCCAGCTATATATAGATGTTCCTGAGAATCTATAAAAAAGTATTATTTTGTTTTCTTCTAAAAGAAACGGAGAACCCAATGACTCTACAACAGTGTTTATAACAGTATTAGTCTCTCTACTAACTAAACCAACTAAAGCTTGATTGGCTGCAAGAGTAAATGTTGAACCTATACTTATAGACTGTTGAGGAGATCCTGGTTTTTCTATAGCTAAAGAGCCTGAAACAGAAACCACTTGATTTACACCAGAGCTAGAGTTTCTGTATACGGCTCTACCTATTATGCGAGATCCGCGATCTTGCACGCGGTCCGCCATCATTGCTGTAAGTTTGGAAACTCTAACTGTTAAGCTATCATTAATATCTGAGTTAAAGTTTTGAAAACCAGCAAGCGTGTTGTATCCCGATGGGGTCTGATATACGGGATTGACTTGAGACAACGAATCCATACCTATGAATTTGAGTATGTTTACAGTGTCTGGTTCGTTAATATCTACTGATTCTCCCTGAATAACTCTAGCTGCACCAAATTCAGTTTTAAGATTTATTCTTGCGCATGTTGCAGTTCCTACTGCACCAACTGTAGTGTTAGTGTTATAGGGTATTTGAAATGTAGTTGGTGAGCGATAGTTTATCTGATATTTACCACTTTGATAACTATCATATAGACTACCAGTACCAGCAATTAATATTGTTTGATTAGATTCAAAATTATGGTTAGCAGACTCTAATTCATAAGAATTTTCTGTAGATCTAACGGTTGTTGTGACTATTGAATACGATACCGTTATTCCTGTTGCATTTGATGTTGCTGATGTGGTGATTATAGCGGTAGTAGAATTTTCTATCTCTACTTGATAAGTACCATTGTATGCCGCTGCGCCAGATACCACAATCCTATCACCATCAATAAGATTGTGCGAAGTTGGAAAAATCAACTTAGCTCTAACTCCATCTGAGTCAGATATGTTTACATTGTTTGAAAAAACAGTTGGAATTATGGTTGCTATATTTTGTATGGTGTCTGATCTGTTTGCTAACCAAAAGAAGTTACCACCTGCACTAAATGGTGCAGTAGCAGAGCGATAATTTATCTTTATATCAGAGTTTAAATATTCACCTTTAGTGTAGACAGCAGAATCTACTATTGTCGGACCAGCGTAACTTCCAGATAATTTTATAGATATTGCTGTTGCAGGGGATGCTACTGTTCCAACGCCATTACTGGTATCGTAAAATTCTTCAACTCTTAAGTATAGATTGTCGTCATCGCCATGACGTTTTATCCAGTCGCCTTTCTTAAGGTTAACAAATGAACCAGCTGCACCATTGATGTAATTCGCAGTGTTTTGAAAATAAACAGCAGAATCTAGTGGATTTATCTGTTCGTCGCGAACCATTTCGATCCACATTATCTGATCATCAAGCAGTGTTACACCGACAGTAGCGTTGCCTCGTATGACGATATCACGAGGATCATTCATCTTTTTAATTACAATATCTTCTGACCATGTAACTTTACCGGGTGTAGAGCCATCGTGAGACCATCGTCCCTTAGATTTTATATTTGTGCCCAATGCATCGCTAAAAACGTCCAACAAGCTCATAGTTGGAATAGATTCGTACCAAAAAGAAGTACCAGACAGTTCAAGTAACTTCGTCATTACGACATCCATCCACTCTTTTAGAGTGTAGATGTTCTTGTCTCCACCAAAGAAAGGACTTGGTGATGTGTTAAGAGATATGGTTGGAGACGGTTCGTCTCGCTTATAGCTTGAGTTAGGTAAACTTCTAAAATTAAATGTGTTCGTAGGATCTGGATTTACTCCTCCAGACCCAAGACGAAACATCATATTTCTACAATCAGTTATGCTGGTGACGGCAGAAGAGTTTGTAACTATTTTTGCTATAGGTATAACCCCTTCAGGAAACGTAGACACCGAAACATTAACATCTATCTTGAGAACGGACTGTGTGTTTACGTCCTGGTTGAACTCTCCACCCTGACCGCCGTTTAAATCTACATCCCAAAAAGCACGCGTATCTTGACCTTGACCAGATGAAGACAAAGTTAAATATACGTAGTTGATAGCATTTAATTTTATTTCAGGTATTAACGGTTCAGATAATGGATCACCTTCTGGCATTCCATAATAAAAACTACCAGCAGAAGATTCTGAATGATAGAGCACGGAGTCAGCAACTCTTATTGAGATGCTAGCTGTTCCAATAGATTGTGGAGCATCAACTACCTCAAAACCCTTTAATATTAAAGGTGAAGAGCCGACAAACGACTTGATTAAATATCTAAAATCAGAAGCCGTATAAGAATCCAAAGATAAAAGATCTGGAAGATCTAATCTTTGCTGAGAGCCAACTAGTAATCTACTTAAAACAGCCACAGATAACTCCTTGTTTTATTTTTACTAGATTACTGTTAGCTCCCCAGTTTCTAGTATTACACTTATGCTAACATTATACAATATAATAAATTAGTCTAAGGGATCATTTGGCGTTTCACCATAAATATCATAATCACTATAATATGGTTTAGGAAACCTAACTATGTACCTTAAAAAGGTACCAACCGATTTAACACTGCTGATTATGTCTTGCAATACTATTCTTGCAGCGCCTGGATCTGACACATATAATGGGTATTCTCTACCAAAACCGCTTAAAACATGAGCTCCTCTTCTACGTATTGCTGTAATGTTCGACCCCGGAGGATGATTAAACTGAAAAACATAAGCAGGATCAATGGCTAAAGTACTATCTGAGGCTTTATATAGGTATCTAACAGGTCCCTCTTGAGTCTCTAATCCATAATCAAATATTAGAAAACCTTGCTCAACTGGAACATTATTAGGTGTCTCTATTTGAAGGTTTAAAACCACATTACCGGCTTTTATATCTGTAGTCAACTTTCCAGTAAAACTAGATAAAACAAATGTAGAA